TCAGAAGGTTGGGGGTTCGAATCCCTCCGGGCGCACAGTAGCAAAGGCCTCGTCTTCGGACGGGGCCTTTCCTGTTTCCAGCCATTCAAGGTCAACGCCCGCAGCCTCGGCCCATGCGCGGATGTAGAGCGTGCGCGGCGCACGGTGCCCGTGCTCGTAGTTGACCACCGTCGTGCGTGAGAAACCCGCACGTTCGGCGAACTCGCCCTGATCGAGGCCCGTGATCTCACGAGCCTTACGCAGCCTGTCGGCCAGCGTGAAAGTCGGCACTATCGCCGTCATCATCATTGTCATGTGGCAATGATGACACATGTGTTCGATTGGCAACAAGTGCCCGCGTGTCGAATGACAACAGTGTAATTCACCCCTAGTGTGGCCATATGACCACAGAGCAACTACTGACCACCACGCAGGTGGCTGCAGCCCGCGGAGTGTCACGTCAGGCCATCCTCGCAGCTGTCAAGCGCGGCACGCTCACTCCCGCATTCACCCTCGGCAACGGGTACTACCTGTTCGAGCCCGAGGTATCGCGTTGAACCTCGAACCGCAGCTGATCCGTAAGCCGCTGCGCTTCGAGCGCAACTTCGTCCAGCTCCCGAACACCTGGGTGCGCGACGAGCGACTGTCGTTCCGTGCACGCGGCCTTCTCGGCATGCTCATGTCGCACGACATCGGGTTCAAGGTCACGCTCAAGGACATCGCCTCGACCTCGCCCAAAGAGGGCATAGACGCGGTGCGCGCAGCAACGAACGAGCTCGAGCTCGTGGGCTACCTCAAGCGGGTCGGGTTGCAGGGCAAGGGCGGCAAATTCGAGGGCACATCGTGGGAGATTACCGACCCGTTCGACACCGGGAATCTGGCACTGTTCACCGCATTGGATTATCCAACAACGGTTACCGAAACGCCTGTGGATAACTCGGCCACCGCATTGGATTATCCAACGCGCACCGCATTGGATAATCCAACGCCTATAAGAACACAAGTTAAGAACACTAAAAGACTAAGACTTAACGACTCAGCCACCGTTGCGCACGAGGCCAACATGGACGCCTCCGGCGGCTCCCTCCGGGGCGCTGACGCGTCTGCCGAATGGCTCGGATGCGGTACCGGCCTGCGCGCTCACGAGCCGACACCTGACGGCCACTACTGCGCCTTCTGCGGACGGCCCTCACCCACCTACGCGGCTAGCGCATGAGCGCGCCCAACTCCAAGACCAAAGCTGCCGAATGGAGCAACGACATGGCACCGAAACACGCGTACGTCACGACCCCGAAGACCCGCCCCGAATGGTCAACAGTCTCGATGCACACCGCACTGCACGACCTCGCGAAGCGCATGTTCGACACTGCCGACAACCTCAGCGTGCACCGCTCAGACCGAGCGCTGCTCAAGTTCGCCGCAGCACAGACCATCTCGGCCGCGTCGCTCGTGACATGCGGTCACTGGGACATCGACACCGCCCGAGCATGGCTCGACGCCGGTGACGCTGCAGTCGCCCGGGTGTCCGCATGAAGCCCCGCGCGATCGTCATCGCCGCCACCCTCCCCGAGGGGCGCAAGTGGGTGGAGCGAGGCCGCGCCCAGCACATTCTCGACATCGAGGTCGTCGCGATCATCACGCCACGAGCTCGACACCGTGCACGCGGCATACTCGCCGACCTGATCGTCTCCACCGAAGGCGCACACGCCCTCGACCACAACACGTTCGCGCAACTGCTCGCCGAGGCCGAACCGTGCCTCGCCACCTCGACATGGAGGAACTCATGACCAACCCAGCCGAAGCGTTGCCGATCTGGTTCGTGCTACCCGTTGCTGCCGTGTTCGGTGCCGGATACCTGGTCGACGTGGCTCGTGAGAAGCGGCACGCTCGACGTGATGGAGACCGCCGAGGTGCTCGTCATGGTGTGCTCACGCAGCGCAGCGAGCACCGCGGCCTTGACTACCGCGTACGCGATCCACAGGCCGACACCCCCCGACACGATCGAGACAACGAGCATGAGCCACAGCGTGCCAGTAGTTACCATCCCCGCAGCCTATCGGCGGTGACCCGATGAGCCAGCACCACCGGCGCACGAAGCACACGACCGCGTCGCCCAAGATCAGGGCAGCGATCGAGGCGAGGCTGCCTCTGCCCTGCATCGAGGGGTGCGGTCGCCTCGTCGAGCGCGGTCAGGCGTGGCACGTCGCCCACATCCAGGCCGCGTCGCAGGGTGGACGCACGACCCTCGCGAACTGTGGCCCTGCTCACGCCCGATGCAACCTCACGGGCGGCGGCAAGATGGGCGCGGCCGTCACCAACAGCGCACGTCGAGCCGCGAAGGGCCGACGCGCATGGTGATGACCGCGCCCGCGAGCGTTCCGACGCAGTTCGACGAGCCTTTTGAGAGTTCTCCCGTACCTCCGCCTGGGGGCAGCAAGGATTTCTCTCTCTATTTGTGGGAAACCACGCGGGACCGGGGGATTCGCCCAGACTTCGCCGGGAGGTACTCGGATGATCCCGAGCTTCGCCGGGAGTTCCTCGCGGGTGCACGGCTGTACGGGATGGAGCTTGTCGACCTCGACGATGCCGACGAGCTCGCACGGCTCAAGGCGATGACGCCGCGCCGGTGGCCGTTGCAACCGCAGCAGCTTCGCATCGCCGACACGCTCAACGCGAAGTACGACAGCTACGTGATCGAGATCCCGCGCCGAGCCTCGAAGACGACAACGATCTTCATGTGGCTGCTCGGTCGGATGAAGAGCCGGCCCGGCTACCAGGCAACGTTCTCAGCGCAGAACGGTGTAGCCGGCTCCCGTCGTCTGCGTGAGTGGGGCGGCACACTCGACCGGGTGAACCCTGCCGAGGACCTCGACTTGCCGCCGTGGATGCGAGGCCGGCCGAAGCAGCAGACCAAGGCGCACAAGCGTGCCGTCGCCCTGTTCGGTGAGGACCTGCTGCCGCCGGCCGATGACGAGCCGACCGGGCGCGGGTTCCGCATCATGCGCGGCGAGGTCGGTAAGGGCATCTACTTCGACAACGGGTCGCAGCTGCTCGTGCTCAAGCCCGAGGCCGACGCGTACCGAGGCGAGGCGGCCGACGTGTCGTGGATCGACGAGGCGCAGGAGATCGACCCCGTCGCGGGCGAGGACCTGCTCGCGGGCATCGTGCCGCTGCAAGACACCAAGGAAGACTCCGCGATCGTCATCTCAGGCACGGCGGGGGAGGCCCGTGTCGGCGTGCTCTGGGAGTACCTCGAGAAGCTGCGCGAGGGCAGCCCGTACGTCGGCGGCCTCGACTACTGCGCGCCCGAAGACACACCCTGGGAAGTCATCGAGGACGAAGAGCGCGCAATGGCGTTGATCGCGCAGCACCACCCCGGCATCGGCACGCTCACGACGATGGAGAAGATGCGCAAGAACTGGCACGAGCTCGCGCTGCCGAAGTGGGCGCGGGAGTACCTGAGCCTGTGGCCCGAGACGTTCGGCACGCGTGCGATCGACCCGGCACTCTGGGCCGAGGCAACAGCCGGCCGACACGTGCCCATTCCCGCACGCGTCGCGTTCGGCATGGCTATCAAGCCCGGCGGCGGAACCGCAGCGATCGCGGCCGCGTGGCGCAACCAGCGCGGCAAAGCGTACATCGAGATCATCGAGCACCGCTCCGGCACCGACTGGATACCGAAGCGGGCGCAGGAGCTCACGAAGAAGTACCGCGGTTCGACGATCGCTTACGACGACATTGGCGAAGGCAAGGCCACCGCAACCGAGATGCAGATGCTCACCCCGAAGCCGAGGATGCGCGTCCAGACGTACCGGGAGATCGCTGCCGGATGCGTGCAAGTACTCCGTGAGCTCGGCCGCCACAACCTCGTGCACTTCGACGACGCGGGCCTGAACTCGGCTGTCGACAACGCGGCCAAGCGCGAGGTGCGCGGCGACCAAGGCGTATGGCTCTGGACTCCGAAACGCTCCGGCGAAGACAACGTGCTGCCCGACATCACCTGCCTCGACGCGGGCACCCGGGCGCTGCGCAACTGGGACCAGTATTTCGCCGTTAAGTCCGGCAGTAGCAAACCGATCATGGCCGACTAGGGGACCTCGCACCAATGGCAATCAAGCTCGACAAATCACACACCTCCGTCGTCGTCTACTGCGAGGACTGCGGCCACTGGCGCGCCTTCGCTTGGACGGTGGAGGAGGCCCACGAGGCCGCGTGTCGGCACGAAAGAAACGTGCACCCTGAGTCCACGCAGGCGTCGAAAGCAGCGAGTGTATTCCGGGCCCGACACGCCGTCGAGACCACGAATGTCGAACACGGCATCGAAGCTCTTCGACATGGGAATTCTTGATCGTCTAGGCCTCGGCCGCAGCAAGCACGACTTGCTGACGAGCGCGCAGTCACTGGGCGTCACGTCCCCGTACTCGCCCCGCATCGACATCCCGGCCGCGATCATCACCGACCTGTTCAGTGATGACGCGGCCGCCAAGCTCCCGCTCAGCCGTGAGATCGCGATCAGCGTGCCGGCCGTCTCCAAGGCCCGCAACCTGCTCGTCTCAACAATCGCCAAGTTCCCGCTGCGCGCCCTCGACACCAAGGGACTGATTCAGAACCAGCCGCCGTTCCTGTACCGCACAAACTCGGCCGTCACCCCGTATGAGCGGATGGCGTGGACGGTTGACGACATGGTCTTCTACGGCGTCTCGCTCTGGCTGGCTAAGCGCGGTGCCAAGGACAGCAGCGGACGCGGAGCGATCCTCGACGCGGAATGGTGCCCGAGGCACCTCTGGTCGATCGTCGGCGGCCAAGTCATCGTCGATGGAGAACCGATGCCCGAGGATGCGGTGATCCTGTTCAACTCGCCATTCGAAGGCCTGTTGCAGGTAGGCCAACGCACCGTCACCGGAGCCGTCGACCAGGAGGCCGCATGGGTCGGCCGGGCCAAGAACCCCGTTCCACTCATCGACCTGCACCGTATCGACGACCAGCTCACCGATGAAGAAGTCACCGAATTCGTCGCGGCATGGGCCAAAGCCCGCACATCAGAGAACGGCGCGATCGGCTCGACCCCGCCCTCGATCGAGATCAAGACGTACGGCGAAGTGAAAGCCGACCTGATGACCGAGGGCCGCAACGCGATCCGCACCGATGTCGGGTCATTCCTGAACGTGCGTGCATCGATGCTCGACGGCACGAGCGGCATCGACTCGCTGACCTACACCACGAAGGACGGCGAGAAGAACTCGTTCTACGAATTCGACCTGCCGTTCTGGACCGACCCGATCGAGGCGCGCCTGTCGATGGACGACATCGTCACGAGCGGCCAGCGGGTGCGGTTCGACAAGTACGAGGCGTACAACCTGCCGACACCAACCGGCCCAATCCAGGAGGACTAGAAAATGACCAAAGTACAGATGATGGCCGGGACGCTCGCGGCCAATCTTCAAGACCGCACGCTGAACGGGCTGCTGCTCAAGTACGGCGAGGTCGGACGTACCAACCTGGGGCGGATCAAGGTCAAGCGCGGCGCGTTCGCAATGCCGGCCGATATCAAGTCATTTCTAAACCTCAACCTGGGCCACGACGCGATGAAGCCGGTTGCACGTGCTCTGTTCGCGCAGGACACCGATGAAGGAATCTTCGGCACCTGGCGGGTGGAAGACACCCCCGAGGGTAATGCCCTGCTCGCCCAGTACGACGCGAACGACCCGGCCGCACCGCGCAAGCTCTCGATCGAGGTCGACGGCATCGTGATTAAAGACGGCGAGGCCATCAAGGGCGTCATCCACGGCGGCGCGATCGTGCCCGCCGGCGCCTTCCCCTCGTCGACGCTGATGGCCGCCGATGTCGGCGAGCTCAACGTAGTGGAAGACCCCGCCGTCGAGCAAGACCCCGCAGCTTCAAGTGAGCCAGTCGTGACCGAAGAGAAGTTCACCGACGAGTACACCGACGAGAACGGCGTCACCCGATCCCGCACCACAACCCGCACGACCACCGTCGACGGTGACACCACCACGATCACGGAAACCACCGTGATCGAAGAACCCGCAGCAACCCAGGAAGAGGACCCCACCGTGACACTGCCAAACACGCTCAACGCCGCAAAGGCCGGCACCATCATCACCAAGCCGAAGCACGACCTCGGCGCGATCTACGCGGCCGTCGCGTCGCTCAAGAGCGTTGCACCGTCGGCAGCAGCGCACACGCTGCTCGCCGCGCTCAGCGACATCACGATCAGTGGAGCCGGTGCGCTTCCCGCCGCCGGTGTCCTTCAGAACAACTGGCTCGGCCAGGTCTGGCAGGGCAAGACCTACGAGCGCCGCTACATCAACCTCGGCAAGCTCGGCACCGAGATCAACGCGGCCGGCAAGAAGGGCTTCAAAATCTTCCGAGGCACCGAGGCCGACCCCAAGACAACCCTCGGCAACACCTGGAACGGCAACAAATCCGCCGTCACATCCGGCACCGGTTACACCAAGACGATCGAGTCGACGCTGCGCCGGTTCGCATTCGCGGCCGACATCGCCCGCGAATTCTACGACCTGCCCGGCGGCACAGAAGTCGTCGAGGCGTTCATCCGTCTGATCGTCGAGGACTACGCCACCTGGTCCGACCAGAAGGCCCTGGCCGACATCGTCACCACGGCCGGTGCACCGATCGCGCCGAGCGCCTACCCGGCGCAGTACAACGCGTCGATCGGCCAGGTCATCCAGGGCATCCTCACGGTCAAACGCGCCAACGACATCCCGTCGTACGCGATCGTCAACGAGACCGCGATGGACCAGCTGCTCTACACACCGAAGGACCTGATCCCCGAGTTCATCAGCCTCGACTTCAACACCGACGGCGAGGGCACCGCCGACGGCAAGGTCAGCGTCGTATCCGCACCCGACGCGTTCTTCACCGGCATCAAGGCCAACAAGCCGGCCGCGATCGTCGGCGCACAGAACGCGATCGAGTTCGACGAAGTCAGCAGCACGCCGATCCAGATCGACGCGCTCGAACTCGCCAAGGGTGGCGTCGACCGTGCCCTGCACGGCTACCTGCAGACGCTCATCGTCCGCCCCGAGGCCGTCGTCCTCGTCGGCGAAGCCGCAGCGTAACCACCACCCACCCACTCACGAAAGGCAGGTTCGACATGGGCTACTACGTCGGGGATGTTCCCGCGCAGGATCTCGTGATCGAGCCTGCCCGCAATGAGGAACCCATCGATCTCACCCCGTTCAACGAGATCGACGCGCAACTGTTCGACCCTGCCGGGGTGCCCGTGGTTACGCCCGGGTTCCTCGGCAGCATCAGCGGCGAGACCATCGTCATCGAGTGGCCCGGGTCCAGCCCGTTCGACGTAGCCGGCATCTACGCGCTACGCCTGACCGCAACCCACACGACCACCAACGTGCGCGAGCGTATCCCCGCCGTGCGCCTCGTCGTCGATGTCGAGGACGGGTGGCACACCCTCGACACCGCCCGCGACGACTGGCGGGACGCACCCGGCTACGACGCCTGGCTGTACGAGCTTCTGTGGTCGGCACGACAGCAGGTGTGCGCGTACGCGCCCGCCCTCGCTACGGGGCAGCGGCCGCCGCTGAGCTACCTCCGCGCGCAGATCATGCAGGCCCGCAACCTGTGGAACGCGGGGAAGGTCGACCCGGCCTCCGGCGGCATGGGCGACGACACCTTCGTTCTGCGCCCGTTCCCGCTGGACTGGATGATCAAACAGGTGCTGCGCCCGCAGAACCCCCGGCCGGTGATCGCCTGATGACCGCCCCGCGCAAGGACCTCGCCGCGCTGCTGAAGCCGCTGCTGCCGCGCACATGGAAGATCGTCGAGCACCAGACGACAACGGACGTGCTGACCGTGACGAAAGTGACGCTCAAGCAGCTGCGCATCGTCCGCACGCCGGCCGCCCCGCAAGGCGCGCACGACATCGAGTTCATCGTCACGATCACGTCGGCACTGACTGATCCTGCTCGAGCGGAGGACGAGCTCGACGACCAGGTAAACATGCTGATCCACGCACTCGACCGGGCCGGAATTCCGTGGTCGAGTGCCGCGAAAGTACTCGACGGCGACAGCCTCGCGTACGACATCACCCTCACTCTCACTTCCACCCCCGACCCAATCAAGGAGTAATCATGCCCGCTATCGCCGTGAAGCCTCGCGTCTTCAAGAACTACCTGCTCAAGATCGGAGCCGACTCCTACGAGGCGCACGTGTCGTCGGTCGCTCTCACCCCGTCGTCGTCGATCCAGACGTGGAAGGGCGGAACGCCGGCCGCCGTATTCACCGACGCCACCACCCCAACATGGGTGGCCGACCTCGCCTACGCGCAGGATTGGGAGACCCCCAACTCGCTTAGCATCTACCTTCTCAACAACGAGGGTGCGACCAAGGAGGTCGAGTTCTCGCCGCTGGGCTCCGGCCCGAAGTTCACCGTGACAGTGATCATCACGCCCGGTGCGATCGGCGGGGCGATCGACGAGTTCGGCACCGCCACCGTGTCGCTGGGCGTGCAGGGCAAGCCGGTATACACCGCCGGCGCAGTCACCCCGTAACCCGGCCATGAGCTCCCGAATCAGTGTCTTCAACTCGAAGGAGTTGCAGGGCGTCATCCTGCTGATGAAGGGGCTGGACCGGGAGCTGGCGAAGCAGATACGCCAGGTCACGAAGGCGATGATCGAGCCGGAGTGGAAGGAAGCGATCGCCTCGCGGGCATCCACTCCGCTCGAACAGCGGGTGCTCGCAGCGACCGCCCGCGTCGCCGTGTCCGACCAGAACGTGACGCTCAAGTCGGCGCACATCGGCAAGTCGTTGTCCGGCGGGCTCAAGCCCTCGGAGATCGTCGGCGGTGCCGAGTTCGGTGCCGACCAATCGAAGAAGACCACCTATACAGCTACGAGCTCCAAGGGCAAGAAGTTCAAGGTAACCCGCCGGACACAGTCGCAGCTTCGGCCCCGCAATAAAGCCGGCTATGTAGTCATGCCCGCCGTAGCGAACATCATCCCCCGGCTCGCGTCGCTTTGGGTTCAGACCACGGTGCGCACGTTCTATGAACTGATTGAGAAGAGATAGGCATGGCCAAGGGCATCAGCATCGGCATTGCGTCCGATACCCGCGAGTTCACCTCCGGAGTCAAGAAGGGTGTCATCGAGCCGCTAGAAGGCGCATCGGATGCCCTCGACGACGTAGCCAAGGACGGCGACAAAGCGGGAAAGAAGCTCGAAAAAGCATTTGAGAAAGCCAGCGAAGAGACCTCCGATTTCAAGAAGGAACAGTCCGAGCTTGGCAAGGCAATGGCCGCTGGTTCGGAGAAGGGCGGCGGTGCACTCAAACGAAATACGAAAGATGCCACGTCGGCCGCCTCCCGCGACCTGGAGACGCTCGGCGACGAAGCAAAGGCGAACCTGTCAGAGACGCTGTCGTCGTTCGACGGCTCGGCTCAGGGATTCGCGGACGGCATCCAGGGCACGCTCGGCGGGATCGTCTCGGACATGGGTCCGATGGGAATGGCGCTCGGAGCGGCCGGTGCGCTCGGAATCGGTCTAATCATGGCCGCGATGGGTGACGCGGCGACAGCCACCGAGGAGGTCAAGGAGCGCACGCGTGACCTTGCATCCGAGTACATCACCACCGGTGATCTCGGTGTGGCCTCGATGGACTTCCTCATCGGGAAGTTGCAAGACCTTGCCACCGAGTCGGACGGCATCAACCTTGCCAAGCTGGCCAAGACCGCGAAGGATTCCGGGTCGAGCTTCAAAGACCTTGCCCAGGCATACTCCGGAAATGCCAAGGGACTAAAAGACCTGTGGCGAGAAGGCGATCGATACCGCAAGCAGCTCGAGGACGAGGCCGACGCGCAGGATACGACGACGAATGCCGGGGGGAAACGTTACTCGCAGCTCATGAAGCAGGCCGATGCGCAGCGCACCTATATGGGCTACCTCGGCCAGTCGATCAGCGTCGCGAAAGAAGCGGCCGAGGCCGAAGAGAACTATGCGAAGGCCGGCGGCCGCGAGCTTGAATTGAAAGCTGCCGCCGTCGAGAACTATCAGTCGGCGATCGATGACGCGGTCGGAGCTTACGGCGACTTCGTCAACGAAGAGACTAAAGCGCTTGAGCCGCAGCGCTACATCGACGGCATCAACGCACGCATTGCCGCCACCTCGTCGTTCAACACGAATGTTCAGAAGATGGCTACCGACTTCGGCCTGTCGACGGAAGAGGTGCAGGCGCTCGTCGATCAGGGCGTGGACTTCGCGCCGATGCTGCAAAGCATCATCGATTCCGGCCTCGGCCAGCAGTACGTCGACACGATCCGTAACGCGGTCGGTGGTGGTCAGGACATCCTCGACGGCGCAGACCTCACCGCGACGCTCACCGTGACTCCCGAGACTGCGAAGGCCGAGGAGAAGCTGACCGAGCAGGAGAAGAAGACACGCAGCACGAAGGTCGAAGCGAAAGCGGACACGACGGCCGCCGACAAGCAGCTCGACCAGGTCGCCGCGAAGCCGCGCACGACGACGATCACCGCGAAGCTCGACACGACCGCCGCCGATAGGCAGCTCGACAAGTTCGTCGAGGAACGCCAGGTGCGAATCGTGGCCACGATCGTCGACACCAACGGAAGGAAGATCACCTAATGGCCACCACGCTCACCCGGGTACCTCGCCGGAAGGTCACGCTCCGCACGAACCTCTGCCCCGATCCATCGGTGGAGGGTGATGCATTCGGGTGGGGTCATAGTGTCGCCGGTGGTGCCGCGCCGCTCGCCGGTAAGACTGCCTCCGCTTCGGCGTACGTCGGCGCATCCGTGTACCGGGTCACTTTGACTGCCGCACCAACGGCCTCACCCGTCACGATCTATTCAGCGTTCACACCTAAGCCGGGTCGCACGATCAGCGTCAGCGCACGGGTTCGGGTTGGCTCCGCGCTGGCCCTTCCCGCCTCTGTGCGTCTAGACATCGAGTTTCGTGATTCGGGGGACGCGCTGCTGAGTACGGCGGCGGGCATGGCAACCCCGATTACGTCGGCTACGTGGGAACTCCGTGCGAGCGAGGGTGCCGTTGTGCCAGTCGGCGCGGTGACTGCACGCGCCGTCGTGGCGTTCAGCACCCCGTCGCAGTGGTACAAGTCAGGCGTCTCGCTTGATGTTGATGCTGTGATGGTCGAGGAGTCGCCGACAGCCGGAACGTATTTTGACGGAGACGCTGGCGAGCTGTACACGTGGAAGGGTTCCCCTCACGCCAGCGAAAGCATCTTCTCCAAGTACGCCGACGCCGACATCACGGCACCGATCTTCGCGACCGGGTACACCGCGGCCCGGGGGGCACGCACGATCGTGCACGACCGGTTGAACGCGTCGTCGCCCGCCGTCACGCTCCTACCGCTAACCCTCCGCAAGGGTGCGCTGGAGCTGCTCTACCCGGATGCGGCATCCGCTCACGCGGCCGTCACATTGTTCGCTCAGCTCGCCGCGTTCGACTTCCTCGACACGAGTCAGCCGCTCGCAGGAATGCGCTTGGTCGTCGCCGACGGTGACCTGGAGATCGAGCTGGAGGACGAGACGCGGCGGCTCTGGCTTGTACGTGTTCCGTTCCGGGAGGTGACCTCGTGACCCGCGTCGAAGAGTTCACACACGCGGTCAAGTTCGAGGGAGCCTCGCTTGCCGTGTTGGAGTTCACGCCATCGCTTGATATGGATCGGGTGCCGTACCTCACATACACGGTCGTGATTGAGCACCCCGGCGCGACCCTCTACGCCGCCCTTGACCCGCGCCGCGCACCGGCCCCGTTCTTCGTCTTCAAGACGCGCCAAACAATCACCGATACCGCCACGGGGACCGTGCTCACCGACTCATTCCCGCGTGCGGGTAGTGAGAGCACCCTGAATGGGAAAGCCTGGATCACCGACGTCGAAGAGAACATTCTGTCGGGCCGGGTCACGATCACCGCCTCATCCGGCGAGGTGCTCCTGGAGTCCAAGCGTCGCCTTGCGACCGCAGCCCTCGACACCGGTGCCACGACCGTCTTTGCGCTGGCACAGTATGCCGTTGCCGACACCGGGCAGGTTCTGGCCGTCACTGATGCGATTGTGTCCTCGACCGCGCTGCCGGCGGGCGAGCGTCGGCAATGGCGTCCCGGAGACACCGCAGCGCAACTGTGCGAGGCGGAACTAGCCGCGATCGATTGCCGACTCTACGGCGACGAATACGGGTCGTTCATCACGAGCAAACGGTCCTCGTCCCCGGGGCCCGGGATCATCGGTAGTAAGACATTCTCCGACGGCGAAAACGGTCAGCTCTTCTCCGCCCGGGAGACACGCTCCCGGCGCGGCGATTGGGCGGACGGTGTGCTGGTCAAGTTCACCTACACCAACGCCGCCGGCGCACAAGTGACCGAGCTGCAACGATCCGGCTCGGGGTCACATACCCGCGGCATCGTCACGACCGAGCCGCGCCCGGCCCCGGCTGCGAACCTCGCCGACAAGCAAGTCGCCCGGGCGAAGCAGCGCGGCCGCACCCTTACTCTCACCGCCCAGATCGACCTGTACTGCTATCCCGGCTACGCCCTCAAACTCAGCATCGACGGGGTCACACGCCCGCAGACGTACACGATCCGCACCGTCGAGTGGAGCTTTCACACCGGCGTTATGACCGTCACCGCGACAACCGAAGGATGACCATGACGAACACCATCGACCAGGCCCTCGACTACGCCCGAGCCCACCCGACCCGGGACGGGAAGTCATGGGCGGGCTGGTGCGAGTCGCTGATCTGGCGTGCCGGTGGCTTCACCCGGTCGTTCGCCTCGGCGCAGCTTGCCGGGGACGCGTCCGGGTGGCTCAACCCCGATTGGACGACGGCCCCACGCGGCGCTCTGCACTACTGGTCGGGCGTCGGCGGCGACGGCCATGTCGCGTTCGACCTCGGCGGCGGCACGCTGCTCATGGCGTCGTCAAGAGTGTCGAGTCTCGGCACTGCGCTCGGCCTGATCCATTTCCTTGACTACAAGCTGCCCGAGTACCGGGGCTGGTCGCTCCGACACGGCACCGAAACCCTCGCCAGATCCGCGACCGCGGGCGCTGGCACGACCCCATTGGAGGACGATATGACACCCGTACAAGAGAAGATGCTGGCCGAGGTTCACTGGATGCTCAGCGAACGCGTCCGGCCTCAACTGAACGCGCTGCACGACGGCACCGGCGGGGCCGTACACAAGAAGCTTGACGTGGTCGTGTGGGCGCTCACCGACCCGAAGGCCGGCCTACGCAAGATGCTCGGCGACCTCATCACGAAGCTCATCCCGTCGTGGAATGGCCACCCCGTCATGCCCACCGCGCCGAAGCCGGGCCCGCCGGCCTCATGAGCGAGCGCCTCGACGGGGTCCTCGCGATGATCCTCGCCGTCGTCGCCGCCGTCGGCGCGTGGCTCAGCGGCCGCAGCAAGCGCATCCGTGAGCTTGAAGCACGCGTCGAGGAATTAGAGGCCACCAACCGCGCCCAATGGCTCTACATCCAAGACCTGATCAATCACATCTACCGGGGCAAACCGGCCCCGCCACCACCACCACCGGAAGGACTGCTCACATGAAACCCAAGATGCCCAGCCAGAAGGCCCGCGCGTACCTGTACCGGGTGCTGATCGCAGCGGGAGCCGTCGTCGCGTTCTACGGCTTCATGAGCGCGAACGAGGTCGCCATGTGGGCGGGGCTCGGCGCGGTCGTGCTGAACGTGATGCCGACCGCGAACACGTCGACCATGTCAGGAGGCGGCAGCGAGGACAGCGCGCCGTAGGGCGGCGTTGGGCACCTTCACGTAGATGCGTGTCGTCGCGGGTGAAGCGTGCCCCAGTAGCTCCTGCACAACGAACAGGTCACTCTCGACGTACGTGCGCGAGGCGAAGCTGTGCCGCAGCGTGTGGATCGTCCACGGCTCCGGCAGAGCTTTCGTGGCGAGCTTGCCGACCCATCGTGCCGAGAGGTGTCCGGCCTCGTCGCCGGGGAACGCCCACCCAATCGGTAGCGTGCGCAGGTCGAGGGCTAGGCGGTTCGTCAGAGGCACGTAGCGTTCTTTGCCGCCCTTGCCGTGCACGAGCAGGGACCAGCCGTCGAGGTCTTCAAACACGTCGTGGGTATGGATTACCGCGATCTCACCACGGCGCAGGCCCGCGTCGTGCGCGAGCCGCAGGATTAAGCTCACGCGGTCGTCAGCGAACGCGAGTGCGGCCTTGTAGAGCCGATCCGGGATCGGGCGGGCCTTGCCCTGCTGAGCCTTCACTCGGGGCAGAGCAAGCGAGATATTTTCGTCGACCCTGCCCACCGCCACCGCCCACCCGTAGAAGCTCCGAAACGACGACCGTCGGCCTCGCCGGGTCTCGGGCATCCAGACTTGTTTCGACGCGTACTGCACGAGCTGGTCAGCGGTGACCGCCCACGGCCCGGCGGCGTCGACGCGCCGGGCGAGGTGTTGTAGGTGCTGCCGGCGTGAGCCGAGCGTGGTGCTCGGCGACCCTCCGGCGCGCTGCACGTCGAGATAGTCATCAATGGCTTTCGCCCAATCATCAGAGAACATCTGATAACCGTATGGTTTTGCCTGAACCCCCCGAGGCATGGGCGCTAGTCCCCAATCTCGTGGTTGGGGGTCTCGGAACGGGTGGCGCTATGCCTAGCTGTAGCCGCCGCCTCCCAAGCTGCGCTCTCCGCAGCGAGATCGTCGCCGTATGTGTCTGTGAACTCGGGCTCGTCACCGCGTTCGCTCCACCGCACGCAGCACGTCTCGCAGTACCACCCCTCGTCGAAGTGGAGATCTTCGTCACAGCGGGTGCACGATGGCGGTGGGAAATAGAGATCATCGGTGGGCAGCTCGCCGAACCCCTTCGCTTCGCGTCGGCGCTTCGAGCAGTGACACAGCCCGAACACTCCGACAGTGATGCCGTCCAGTTCAACGCTTCGCCATTCGCAATGCTCGTCGTGCTCGCCGCGCGCAGCGGCCTCCTCGTGGCGATCTACGGTTGAACGCCACCAGCCAGTCATCATGCTCATAGGTGCGCCCCCGTCCAAGCGGACGCCGGTGCTTTGCGCATGGCGTCGAGCAGTCCTTCGAGCAGATGCCCGATGCAGTCGGTGCAGACCATCGGGCCGTGGTCGAGGTCGTGCTGCGTGCTGGTCGAGAACGGCTCCCAGTGTGCCCGCCGGGCCTCGGTGCGGTCGCCCTCGAAGGTAGCAGCGCAGAGCTTGCACTCGATCCTCGGGCCGCATCCGTCGGCGCAGCGGAACAGCTGGCCGCGCTCACCGAATCCGGCCGGCACCATGCGCTCGGGCTCAGCGTGGCACTCGGTGCAGGCGTAGCCGTCGAGCACTCGCTCGTTCAT